CACCACATCGGCAGCAACACCATTGGCTTTAATGCCCAAAAACTGCATGAGGACGCACTGCCGTGGCTCATGGAGAATCGTCCAGAATATGCAAAGGCTTGGTTTGATGTTTAAAGACTAAAATTCAGGCAATGCGGTTTACCTAAAGGCACAGCCATGATTGAAAACATTACCGACAATTTATCCACCGACATTGCCGCCCAGACCCCGATGGACGATGCAGAACTGCAAGCGATCATCACGCAAGACCTGACTGACGCCATCAGCTATGTGGACAGCGATTTGTCGCCAACCCGTGCGCGGGGGACTGAGTACTACCGAGGCGACCTGTTCGGCAACGAGGTTGAGGGCAACAGCAAGGTGGTGGCGATGGAGGTGCGCGACACTGTCAGCGCCATGCTGCCCAGCCTGATGAAGGTGTTTTTCTCTTCTGAGAATGTGGTCGAGTTTGTACCTCGCGGCCCAGAGGATGTGAAGTCTGCGCAGCAGGCCACCGACTATGTCAATTACATTTTCCAAAACGACAACAGCGGATTCCTGACCGCCTACGCCATTTTCAAAGATGCGCTGGTCAGGAAGTGCGGCATTGCCAAGTTTTACTGGACGGATGACGAGAAAGTCCAGATTGACGATTACACCGGCTTAGATGAGCAGACCCTGCAAATGGTGATGCAAGAGCCTGACGCGCAGGTCAAGATTGTGGTTTCTTACCCAGACCCAGACATTGACGAGATGCAGATGACCACCATCGACCCGATGACGGGCCAGCCGGTGGCGATGCCGGCGCCAATGCTGCACGATGTGCAGGTCAAGCGCGTCACCAAGGATGGCCGCATCACTGTGATGGCCGTGCCGCCAGAAGAGTTGCTGCTTGACAGACGCGCTCGGTCTTTTGATGACGCCACCATCATTGCCCACCGGCAGATGGCCACAGTGGCCGACCTGCTGGCGATGGGCTACGACCAGGACGAGATTGACGAAAATATCTCCAGCAGCGACTTGGACAGCAATGATGAGTATCTGGCGCGGCAGCCACTGAGTACGACATTTGGCGAGAATGCAGCCAATCCGATGATGCAAAGGGTGCTGTACATCGAGGCGTATTCACGGGTTGACTATGACGGCGATGGCCTGCCAGAGTTGCGCAAGATCTGCTGCATGGGCAGCGGCTACAAGGTGGTGCGCAACCTGCCGGCCAGCTACATCCCGTTTGCTGACTTCCCATGTGACCCAGAGCCGCACACCAGCCCACTGGAAGCGATGTCAATTTTTGACATCACGCATGACTTGCAAGAGATCAAGTCTGAGATTCTGCGCAACACGCTGGACAGCTTGGCTCAGTCCATCCACCCGCGCACGGCGATTGTCGAAGGCCAAGTCAACATTGACGATGTGCTGAACAACGAAACCGGCGCGATTATCCGTATGCGTGCGCCAGGGATGGTGCAGGCCATGTCCACGCCATTTGTGGGTCAGGCTGCATTTCCAATGTTGGAGTACATGGATCAGATCCGCGAAGACCGCACCGGCATGAGCAAGGCGGCGATGGGTCTGAACGCTGACGCATTGCAGTCAAGCACCAAGGCGGCGGTGGCCGCCACAGTGTCGGCCAGCCAAAGCCGGATTGAGTTGACGGCACGCATTCTGGCCGAGGGCATGAAAAAGCTCTTTAAGGGCATTTTGTTCTTGGTGGTCACGCACCAAGACAAGGCTCGGATCGTGCGGATGCGCAACGAGTTTGTGACCATCGACCCAAGCCATTGGGAAACCAGCATGGACGCCAGCATCAATATTGGTCTGGGCAACGGCGACACCAACGAGCGCTTGCAGGGTCTGATGATGATCATGGCAAAGCAAGAGCAGATCTTGAAAGAGCTTGGCACTCAAAACCCATTGGTCACGCCGCAGCAGTTTTCCAATACCCTGCGCAAGATCGTGGAGTTGTCTGGGTTCAAGGATGCGTCCAGCTACTTTCAGGACATCCCTGCCGACTATGTGCCGCCACCACCACCAGCCCCCAAGGCCACGCCAGAAGAGTTGCTGGCACAGGTTCAGGCCGAGTCCATCAAGGCCGACATCCAGAAGAAGGCGGCAGAACTGGAGCTAAAGCGCCAGCAAATGATGATGGATGATGATTTGAAGCGCGACCAGATGGCTCAAGATCTGTACCTCAAAAAGTATGAAATTGAGTTAAAGTACAACTCACAGATCAGTACGGCTGAGATCGATGCGGCTCAGAATATTGATCGTGAGGCAATTCGTCAGCAGGCAGCGCTGGCCCAGCAGCAGGCGGCTCAGTTTATTGAGCAGCAGCAGCAGCCCACGATGCCGCCGATGAATCCATCAACCTTTAATGGAATGGCCCAGTAGTGACAAATGAAGACCAGGTAAACAAAGGCCGAAAGGCCAAGCAGCTACTTGAGGACGAAACCCTCAACGCTGCGATTGAAAAATTGGAAAACGACCAACTTTGGGCATTTCGATCCTCGAAACCTGAAGAGTCTGTGAAGAGAGAGACAGCGTGGTGCATGTTGCAGGCCATTAGTGGCTTAAAGCAAGAGTTGACCAAAGTAATGGACAACGGAAAGATTGCACAGAGCGCTATCACCAAATCACAGAAAAATCTAATTTAAGAAAATATCATGGCAGAAATACAAGCAACGAATTTGGCCGATGCGGCCAGTGCAATCTCAGCAATGTTGGCCCCTGAAGAAGGACAAGCGCAAGTTGGTGAGACGCAGTCAGCCGAAGAGTCCGAAGAGGACTTAGAGGCAGCGGCTTCTGAGGATGATGAGTCTGGTGTGGAAGACGCGCCAGATGAAGAAACCTCAGAGGAACAGTCTGGAGAAGAGGAAGAGCAAGAGGAGCAAGAACAGCCACAGACTTTCACCGTCAAGATTGACGGTAAGGAAGTCGCTGTGACGCTGGACGAACTCCAAAAAGGCTATTCAAGGACTCAGGACTACACCCGAAAAACGCAGCAGATTGCCGAAGTGCGCAAGCAGGTCGAGCAAGAAACGCAGGCAGTTCGGGCCGAGCGTGGACAGTACGCTCAATTGTTGGGAGCATTGCAAGCGCAGCTTCAGGCTTCAGAGCCGCAGGTCGATTTGGATCGTCTTTATAACGAAGACCCAATTGAATGGGTGCGGCAAAAAGAGGTTTTGCGGGAGCGACAGGAAAAGGCATACGCTATTCAGGCCGAGCAGCAGCGTCTTATCCAGTTGAGTCAGCAAGAGCAGCAGCAGTCTATGCAGCAGCATCTGGAAAGCCAGAAAGATGCACTGTTGGCGGCACTGCCAGAGTGGAAAGACGCAAAGAAAGCAAAGCTCGAAAAAGCGATGCTGATTGAGTCTGCCAAGTCTGCCGGTTTTTCTGATGAAGACTTGAAGAGTGTTTACGATCACCGGCTGGTTTTACTGCTGCGAAAAGCGGCACTGTTTGACCAGATGGTAAGTAAGCGTCAAGGCATCAAGCCTGTGGTGAACAATGGCCCACGACCAGCCAAGCCAGGTGCAGCGGGTCGGGTTTCGGCGACAAGTGAGGTTACTCGCGCACAACAGCGTCTTGCAAAAACTGGCCGTGTCGATGATGCGGCTGATGCAATTTTTAAACTTTTAAGATAGGGAAAAATCATGGCTATCGTTAGCAATACATTCCTGACTTACTCTGCAAAGGGTATTCGGGAAGATCTTAGCAATGTGATCACCAACATTGCGCCTTAACTTGAGGGCCGTTGCAGAGTAATTTGCAATTGACACTAGGAGAATTGCTGGGAAACCCTAACGGATAGGCAGCCGAGGGCAATCAGCAGCCGAGCCTCGCAAGAGGAAGGTTCAACGACTAGATCGAAAGATCGTAGGGCCAAGTGGCCCGAAGCACCTAGCCCCACGAAAGTGGGTGAAGATATAGTCTGATCTGCATGGAAACATGCAGTCCCGAAAGGGAGGCAAAGTCTAACGAGCTTTGTTCAACACGGATGGAAGAAACGCCTTTTATGTCCAACATTGGACGCGAAACTGTGACCAATACTCTGTTTGAATTTCAAACAGATACATTGGCCGCAGCCGCTGCCAACGCCCAGCTTGAGGGTGATGATGTCGGCACTTTTGATTCCGTAGTCGCCACTGTTCGCGTGCAGAACTATGCACAGATCAGCCGCAAGACTATTGTCTTGTCAGCTACTGAAGAAGTAGTAAATAAGGCAGGCAGACGCTCTGAACTAGCATACCAAATAGCTAAGCGCGGGAGCGAGCTAAAAAGGGACCAAGAATTCATCATGCTGTCCAACACTGGTGCAGTTGCTGGTGACTCTACGACTGCGCGTAAGACGGGTTCTTTGACGGCCTTCTTGAAGACCAACATTGACTTTGACACCACCAATGGTGCAAGCCCAACTTACACGACCCTGCCTTCCGCTGCCCGTACAGATGGCACTGTTCGCACCTTCACTGAAACCATTCTCAAGAATGTGATTCAGAAAGTGTGGACTGCTGGCGGTACACCTAAGATCCTGATGGTTGGCCCTGTCAACAAGCAGCGCGTTTCTGGTTTCGCTGGTATTGCATCTTCACGCTTCAACATTGATGGCGGTGCAAAACCTGCTACTTTAGTTGGCGCTGTAGATCTTTATGTTTCAGATTTCGGAAATGTAGCGGTGATTGCGAACAGATTCCAGCGTGAGCGTGATGCTTTTGTACTAGATCCTGATTACGCCAAGATGGTTGTGCTGCGTCCTTACCAGCAGATCGAACTGGCCAAAACAGGCGATGCCGACAAGCGCATGCTGCTGGTCGAGTACGGCTTGAAGGTGTTGGCAGAGAATGCTCACGGCTTGGCCGCTGACTTGGTTACTTCTTAACAGTAAGCAACGGGAAGGGCCAGAGAAATCTGGCCCTTTTTTAAATGATTCACAAAAGACTATTTAGCGAAAACAAAGATCAAGGCATTACCCGCTACTGGCATGAGAATACTGATACCGGCGATGTGACCATTGAGACTGAGCAAGATGTGACAGCGGTGATTGAGGCTAACAAGGCCGTCTACAACGCTATAGATGGCAAGGCTAACTGGAATGGCGAGTGGCACTTGGTGGCATCCATCCCCGAGGCTCTCTATTACAAGATGAAGGCCGAGGGCAAGATCGATGACCAAGAGTACATGAAGCGCTGGCTCAATGACGCCGATAATCAATTTTTTAGAACACGACCTGGGAAAGTATGAACTACATTGCAGTCTGCACTCCGGCACGGGACATGGTTCACAC